GCTCTCCCGTGCCGGTCATCGGTGTGAATGGGTGGAGCAAGGCGTTCGCTGCGACCGCACCGCCGCGGACCACCGCTTGTATGCCGACCATGTCGTGGAGCGGCAGGATGGCGGTGCCGCGTTGGACGTTGCGAACGGCCGTTGCCTGTGCGCCAGCCATCACGGTTTGAAAACATTCCGGGAGCGCGCCAAGCGGATGGCACGGCCGACATAGGGGGCGGGGGGCTCAAATCCCCAGGAAAGGAGAAAATCCTTCTACCAAACCGGGGCCACCCACGGATTATTTTCGGCTAAAAAGGAGTTCGGCACGGCATGGCCGCAGGGTTGACGGAGCGCAGGAAGGTGGTGCCGGCAGAGGGGTCCGAAAGCACCGTCTCGTCGCCCGTAGTGCGCATGATCCCCATCGACGACCTGGTGCCCTACCTCCGCAACGCGAGGACCCACAGCACCGAACAGGTGGCGCAGATCGCGGCCAGCATCCGCGAATTCGGCTGGACCAACCCCATCTTGGTCGACGGTTCCAACGGCGTCATCGCGGGGCATGGTCGCCTGCTGGCCGCACGCAATCTGGGCCTGACCGCGGTGCCGGTGATCGAACTGGCGCATCTGACCGAGACGCAGAAGCGGGCCTACGTCATTGCAGACAACCGCCTTGCTGAGGCGGCGGGGTGGGACGACGACCTCCTGCGGGTGGAACTCGCAGACCTGCGTGCGGATGGGTTCGACCTGGCGCTGACCGGGTTCGACGCGGCAGAACTGGATACGCTCCTGGCGGCGGGTGCGGACGAGGGTGGCGCTGCCGGGGACAGTGACGCCGCCGACGACGTCCCCGAACCCATCGCCGACCCCGTCGTCCGTGACGGTGATCTCTGGCTTCTCGGGCAACACCGCCTCCTTTGCGGCAACAGCACCGATCCCGCGATGGTGGCGCGCTTGATGGCGGGAGACACCGCGTCGCTCTGCTTCACCAGCCCGCCCTACGACCAGCAGCGCGCCTATACGACCGGCGGGATCAACGACTGGGATGCGCTTATGCAGGGTGTGTTCGCCGCGCTGCCGATGGCCCCGGACGGCCAGGTGCTCGTGAATCTCGGCCTGATCCATCGCGATAATGCTTGGGTCTCCTATTGGAACGGCTGGATGTCATGGATGCAATCCCAGGGGTGGCGGCGATTTGGATGGTATGTCTGGGACCAGGGACCTGGCCTACCCGGCGACTGGAATGGCCGTTTGGCGCCCAGCTTCGAGTTCGTCTTCCACTTCAACCGCACGAGCCGCCGCCCGCACAAGATCGTGCCCTGCGTCTGGGCGGGGCAGGTGAACAGCGAGAAGGGCGGCCTGCGGGCAAAGGACGGGACCGTGGGTGAATGGACCCATGCCGGCCAGGGTGTGCAGGACATGCGCATCCCGGACAACGTGCTGCGGATCACCCGGCATAAAGCGCGAGGGATCGAGACCGAACATCCCGCTGTGTTCCCAACTGCGCTGCCGGCGTTCGTGATGAACGCGTACTCCGACGAGGGCGATGTGATCTACGAACCGTTCTCGGGCTCGGGCAGCACCATCATTGCGGGCCAGCAGACCGGGCGTCAGGTGCGGGCGATCGAACTCGCCCCGGCCTATGTCGACGTCGCGCTTCGGCGGTTCCGGCTTCTATATCCTGATGTGCCGGTGACGCTGGAGGGTGATGGTCGGAGCTACGATGCGGTCGTCGCCAAACGGCAGCAGGAGATCACATCATGCTGACGGTGCAAACCTGGCCGGTCGATCGCCTGATCCCCTACGCCAGGAACCCCCGCAAGAACGACGCCGCTGTCGACCAGATGTGCGGCGCGATCAAGGAGTTCGGCTTCCGTATCCCGATCGTCGCGAAGTCCGATGGCACCGTGGTGGACGGGCACCTGCGGCTGAAGGCAGCGCAACGTCTCGGTCTGGCGGACGTGCCGGTGGCGCTGGCCGACGACCTCTCCGAAGCGCAGATCAAGGCCTTCCGCCTGCTGGCCAACCGCTCCGCCAACTGGGCGGCGTGGGACGATGAGTTGCTGGCGTTGGAGTTTCAGGACCTGCGCGATCTGGGCTTCGACCTCGGCCTGACCGGCTTCGATGCAGGCGAGATCGCCGGGTTCCTGGCCGAACCGGTTGTTGGCCTGACCGATCCCGACGATGTGCCGGCTGTGCCCGAGCATTCTGTCACCCGGCCGGGTGATGTCTGGGTCCTGGGGTCGCATCGCCTGATCTGTGGCGACTGCACCGATGCCGCGACGGTCGAACGGGTGCTCGCTGGCGTCACGCCGCACTTGATGGTCACAGACCCGCCGTATGGCGTCGCCTACGACCCGACCTGGCGCAACCGTGCCGGCATCAGCACCACCGCCCGCACCGGCACCGTGCTGAACGATCATCGTGCTGATTGGCGGGAGGCCTGGGCGCTGTTCCCCGGTGACGTGGCGTATGTCTGGCACGCCGGACGGTACACGCGTACCGTGGCCGAAAGCCTTGAGGCCGCGGGCTTTACCATCCGCTCGCAGATCGTCTGGGCGAAATCCCGGTTGGTGCTTGGCCGCGGCGATTATCACTACCAGCACGAACCGTGCTTCTACGCGGTGCGCGAGGGCAAGACCGGCCATTGGCAGGGCGCCCGCGATCAAACGACGCTGTGGTCGATCGCGACGCGAGGCGATCAGACCGAGGATCCCGAGACCGTGCACGGTACGCAGAAACCGGTGGAATGCATGCGCCGGCCGATCCTCAACAACAGCGCCCCTGGCGATGCGATCTATGAACCGTTTTCCGGCAGTGGTACCATGCTGATCGCGGCCGAAATGACCGGACGCCGCTGCCTGGCGATGGAGATTGATCCCGCCTATTGCGACGTTGCTGTGCAGCGCTGGCAGGATTTGACCGGCAAGACGGCGCTGCTGGACGGCGACGGTCAGAGCTTTGCGGCGATTGCGGCGGAACGGGCCGCGAATACCGTGCAGCCCAGCGCATCACCGGATCATGCAGCAGCCACGCCCACCTGCCAGCAGGAGACGCCCCATGGCCGGACGGCCTGAATTCATTCCTACGGACCCCCAGCGCGCCCAGGTGAAGGCCATGGCGGCCTATGGCGTGCCGCACGACGACATTGCGAAGGTCATTGGCTGTTCCGCTCCGACCCTGCGCAAGCACTTCTGGTCCGAACTCGACACCGCCGCGATCGAGGCCAATGCCAAGGTTGCGCAGTCCCTATTCCGCAAGGCAGTCGAGGGCTCCGGCAAGGAATCCGTCACCGCCTGCATCTTCTGGCTCAAGTGCCGCGCCGGCTGGCGGGATGTCGCGGTGGAACCGGGCAAGAAGGAGCAGGCGGAGACCATCGCCCGCACCGCTGAGCAGGGCACTGGCTGGGAGAGCCTTCTCAATTGAGCGACTGGTCGACCGCCTGCCCGGACTGGGCGGAGCGGGTCAGGGAGGGGCGCTCGCTCGTTCCGGACCTGCCGCTCGCCCTTGAGGCGGCCAAGCGGTCGGTCGCAATCTTCGACCGCCTGCGCTTGCCCGATGTGCCCGGTCAGCCCGCGTTGGCTGAGGCAGCCGGTGAGTGGCAGCGGGACCTCGTGCGGGCGATCTTTGGCTCCTACGACGCGAGCACCGATATCCGTCATGTGCGAGAGTTCTTCTGTCTCGTCCCGAAGAAGTCGAGCAAGACCACCACCGGCGCGGCGATCATGATCACAGCGCTGTTGATGAACCGCCGTCCGCGCGCCGAATTCCTGCTCGTCGCCCCGACGCAGGAGGTGGCCGACCTCGCCTTCCGACAGGCCGCCGGCATGGTCGAGGCTGATCCTGTCCTTGCCGCCAAGTTCCACGTCGTCGAGCACATCAAGCGCATCACCTATCGCCCGACCAAGGCGTTCCTCAAGGTGAAATCGTTTGATCCGAAGGTCGTGACTGGGTCGAAGCCCTCCGGCGTGCTGCTGGACGAACTGCATGTCATCGCCGAGGCGCACGACGCCGACAGGGTGATCGGCCAGTTGCGGGGCGGGCTGCTGCCGAACCCGGAGGGGTTCCTGCTGACCATCACCACGCAGTCCGAACGCCCGCCGTCGGGTGTGTTCCGGACGGAGTTGTTGAAGGCCAGGAAGGTGCGGGATGGGGCGACGAAGTTGCCGATCCTGCCCATATTGTATGAGTTCCCCGATAGTATCGATTGGAAAGACCCGGATAACTGGCCGATGGTCCTGCCCAACAACGGGCGGTCGGTCTCTGTGGAGCGACTGATCCCGGACTATGAGGCGGCGGTGGAGAGTGGTGACGCCGAACTTGCGCGCTGGGCCAGCCAGCACCTCAATGTCGAGATCGGCCTGGCGCTGAAATCCGATCGTTGGCGTGGGGCGGATCATTGGATGAAGGCGACGGATGCGACGTTGACGCTGGAGGGCCTGCTGGAACGCTCCGACGTGGTGACAATCGGTATCGACGGCGGGGGCCTGGATGACCTGCTGTCCGTCGCCATCCTTGGCCGGGAGACGGCGGAACGGCGCTGGCTGTCCTGGTCGAAGTCCTGGGTTCACGCCTCCGTGCTGGAGCGGCGCAAATCCGAGGCCGCGCGCCTTTGGGACTTCGAGGACGACGGTGACCTGGTCATCGTCGACGACATGGAGGCGGCGTTCACGCAGGTGGCAGCCTTGTGCGCCGAGGTCGACCGATCGGGCCTGCTGGCACAGGTGGGCCTCGACCCGATGGGCGTGGGTGCCATCGTCGACGCGCTGGCCGAGGTTGGTATCGGAGGCAACGACCGCGTCGTCGGCGTCCCGCAGGGCTGGACGTTGAACGGGGCGATCAAGACCACCGAGATCAAGCTCGCCTCCGGGGCGCTGCTGCACGCACCGCAGCGGATCGTGGACTGGGCGGTGGGGAATGCGAAGGCGGAACCGAAGGGGAACGCGATCACCATCACCAAGCAGGCGGCGGGGACGGGCAAGATCGACCCGGTGATGGCGCTGTTCGACGCCGTGGTGCTGATGTCGCGCAACCCGGAGGCTGTCGGACAGTCAATC